CGACAGTTGGCAATTCTATTGTCATGGCGCTCCTTTGGATGCGCGCTCTCTACGCTGGGGCCACCGACTTGGGCACTTTGGAAACCAAGTTCTTGGCTCTCGGCGCTGAGATGAAAATGTCGCGCCACTCGGAGTTGATAACATGTACCTTTTTGAAAGGTATGTGGTATCGGCCTCTTCAATTGTTCCCTGGAGTGCCTGAGGCTATCTGGGGTCCGCTCGTTTCCAGGTTCTTGAAACTGGGAAAGACGGAGACCAATGTGCTACGGTTGTACCGGCGCATGCGGTTTACGCCTGAAGAGGCTGCGAGATATCATTTGGCGTGTGTCGCTCAGGGGATGTTACACTTCTTTCTTCCGCCGATTCTGCGGGAGTTCGCCCACAACTTTAGTTGTGAGGTGGTGCGCGGGGCTGCAGTGAAGGCCCTGAAGCCAGAAGCCCATAAGGTGTTGGGCACGGGGGAGTATGGCGCAGTGATGTGGAGCATGGATACCGTGCACCAGTTGTCGCAGCGCTACCGCGTGACCGTTGGGGCCCTATGTCGCATGTCTTTGAACATGCCCAAGGATCCCTACATCTTTTGGGAGGATCCATGTTGGGCACGGTTCGCCGTGGTCGACTATGGCGGGGGGTTAACTCCAGACGACCCGTGGCTGGGGTCTGAAGATGACGCCGCTGGGGATGCGCTGCTCTGCAGCGCCCCATCCTCTTAAACATCCCCAACTCTTCCTAGGAGTCGCTCCTGGCAGATTGAGCGCTGATGTAGCAGCTCTCTGCTAGGGGTTTTTCTCGGCGGCTGCCAGCCGCCTTGTAGGGGCCCGCACGCTGTAGTGGAGGTTGTGCGGGAAGGTAATAGTCCTCCGTTGCTAGTGCACGGGGCACAGGCGGGAAGAGAAAACTCTTAAGTTTTCTTGAGAGTTTCTTCTTTTCCCATGTCTACTGCTAAAGGCGCGAAGCGCCGCGGCAAGAAAGCCGCAAAACAAACCAAGCAAAACGAGAAGACCGAACATGCTGTTGCCAAGGTGGTTGGTGCCGAACTCGCTCGCCAGGTCGAGCGCCTCTCTGTAGCGCGCTCCCGTGGCATCGTCGATGAGCACACTTTGGTCATCATCAAGGCTAAGTCTTTGCGCAAACGGTTTGGGCCCAAGGTTTGGGCCTATGCCCTCATGCTGCATGACCCCGAAATGATGACCGTGCGTTATCCCGATGAGTTCGGCGCCCCTGTGGCGTTGTACCGTTCCATCCAGGAGTTCACGCTGCCCCTCAATCCTGATGGGCGCGCTGGTCTCGTCCTCACCCCCCGTCTCGGCGATTCTACGGACGTAAGGCGTTATAAAGCTTACGTTCCTGCCGCAGACGCCCCCGGTTGGTCGACCGGGGATTGGAGCTCGCCTGACAATTTCGTCCCCGATTTTAGTCGCAGCTCCGATCCTCGCGAAGACCCTGAGGCGTTCCGTTTCCGTGGCGAGCCTACTTCGCTCGCCTCTGAATGGACGGGTGGTATCTCCGGACAAGACTCCTCCTTGTTGGATCCGTTCAAGTTTGGCGATCCTGCCACGACTGAACAGGTCAACGACACCGGAGCCACCATCTCTCGCACCGTCGATGGTCGCAGCCGAATCACCTTCCCCCAGCTCTCTTATCCCACCATCTGGCGCTTCAAGTTCCAGTGTTGGATCAGAGTCCCTGGGGGATCTCCTATCCAGATTTGGCCCGCCGCAACTGCTGCTGCTGTGCCGTTCCCCACAGGAACTTGGCCCGGCAGCGTTGGGCAGATCGGTCTGGATGGTGGTTCTGTCGCTACGACCGGCGCCGGCACCCTCCGCCCCGGCGCCACCGATGAAGTGGTTGCGCATTCCTATGCGTACACTTTCGAAGTGGCACCCGGCGGTGGTTATGCCGAATGGCGTGTGCAGGCCCCCACCCCTGGTTTCTACGACTCCGCTGCTTTCGACAATGATTACATGTGGAGGATTTCGCTTACCCGCTCTCCTAAGAGCTCGGGCACTAGCAATCCTCTCTTGACCGCCGGTCGAATCATTGCCCTTTCGGCGTTGGTCAAGTGGACAGGTTCTACGTTCTACAATGGTGGTGTTGGCGTGGCTGCTCAAGCGCCCCGAAACACCCTTGACAAGAATCTGTTCACCACCAACCCCGAAGGAGGATTTCAGCCTTTTCAACACGAGACATACACTCGCTTGAAAGGGTTGCACACAGTCCTCCACTCGCAGCGGGTCGACCAGGGGCTTTATGCCTCGTACTCCTGGACGGATATCCTCGATAAAGTGTTCCGGAACTTTGAAGCCATGAACGCTTATGAGGAATTCGCCCCTCTCTGCCTCGCGCTCCAGTATGCTCCTGGTGTCGCCGACCTTCCGGTTGGCGCCCAAGCATACTTTTTGACGCGCGTCGTATCGATCATGGAGTACAAGACCACCTCTGACATCCCCGAGCTAGCTTCTAGCCGGTATCGCGGGAATGCCATGGCGGATGCTGCCGAGATCTTCTATGAACTCGGCATCCCCAACGCTTCGGAGAATGATTTCCATTCCGTCGTCACCGGCTTCTTCACGGGAGCTGGTGATGTCGGAGAGGGGATCGGACGGACAGTTGGGCGCACCGCCGGAGGTGTGGTGGGCGGCTTCA